AGCGATTGTTTGGGTATGCGATCCATTGGCCGGAATCTAACGCGATGATGTGATGGTCTTTGCTCTGGTCGGGGATCTCTGACCATCCACCGTTGGCCCAGAACACCGAAAACTGGTACACGCCAGGACGCTGGACGCCATCTCGTCCGATCGCCTTCACGCGGTGGTTACGCAGGAACTGCATTTCGCGCACTTCGCAGAACCGGCTGAAGCTATCCCACCACACGCAAATGTCGAGCGGTAACGGGTCGCAGGGCTTGGAACAGATCGCGTGTATCGGCATCCTGGCCCACATAGCGCCACACTCAAGCATGACGCTAAACATGGGGACGCGCATTGGCTCCGCTCTGAAGCCCAGGACGGTAACCAGCGTGAAGTAGCCGTGGCCCTGCTCCTGGTCATATAGGAATTCGTTTCGGACGTAAGCCGTGACATACGGCGTATCTACCATAAAGCTCATATCAGCCCCTCTTTCTCAAGTTGTACGATGGTGCGCGCCATTCCGTCGTAATGAGCCAGGCGCAGCTCATCGCGTGTCATGCCGCTCTTGTGTGTTCTGCCGTCCACCTCGTCATGGCAGCTAGAACAGCACCAGGCTCCAAGGAGATCCGGCGATTTCATGCCGATACCGCTAACCCCTACAAGACGTATGTGAGCAAGCACGGTGCTGGCGCTATTAAAGTTGCACACCCCAGGGATGCGAACCGTGCAGCCGCGGTCTTTGGCTTGTTTGCGTAGCGTCATAACAGCTCCGTTGCGTAGTTATGCCAGTTGGCTACTAATTCTGGCCAGTTGGCGAAATCCTGATTAAGTTGTCGGTTCTCAATCTCAAACGTATCGGCTTTTAGCTTGAACGACGAGCCATCGCTACGTTCTCGAACCGTGTCTTTGTGGTACACCGTAGCGCGGTATAGGAACGATTCCTTGGTAATCCACCCGCAGAACGTCAGCTCGCTGTTAGTTTTGTTAAAGCTCAAAAACAGGTACGCATCACAGTTGAATTTAATCTGTGATCGCAACAGGTTGTTGACGTAACTCGGTTTTGGCTCGCTAGTGCGGCCCATCGTCTTAACGTCAAACCGCATCCCAAAAGCCTCAAAGTCCACGCCACCATCAAACCCGGTGTCATGCTCCATCAGAGGCTTGCACAGCGCCAGGTTGACCATGTTTTGACCGATAACCCCAACAAGCTGCTGTTCGGCGTTGCCATCGCTCCCATCGTTGCGGTGTCCCATCTTGATTTTCCTGGTAAACCGCCAGCTTTCATCAATAACAAATCGCGGCACGATGATGGAGAAGGGCATTGTTAATCCTCAACGTGAATCGGCTCGGGTAACGGGCCAATTCCCATCTCAATGCACTTGTTCTCAATGCCGTACAGGTACTCGGTGAATTCTTGCTTGGTCATGCGGGATGTTCGTTTTAAGGGCCGCAGACGCTTTCTGCCAAACCCTTCTATCGTCTCCCACCCCCAGATTTCACCCAAGAAAAAGTCGTGTAGATCGTCTCGAGTGAAGCCTCTTAAGCTCTCGCCCGCCGCCTCCATGATCATGGGATAGACCACCCCAAAGAGATACCGCGACTGCTGATTGGTTTTCGGTTTTTTCCACTCGGTTACTTCAATTGACCACACACGGGCAGGGTCTAACCCTTGCGTCATGCGCGTTACGGCAACCGCTATTTGCTCTGGCGTCGTGCCTTTAGGAAATATGCGCTTCATACTCCGCACATCCCTTCGCATTCATTGTTAAACATATCCACCTGCCCGTGGTCTGCCGCTGTGGATAAGTCAACTTGGTCAAGCGGAACGCAGGATCGGTGCATGAACTGTTGCCCGCGCATCCCCGGTTGCTGGCGTATCGCGGCGTCCACCTCTAGCGCGTCTGCCCATGCCTCTGTGTCGGCCTTAATTGCCCGCCATTCGTGATCGCTGTGAAACGGACAGCCAATGCAACTGGACTTTGGCGGTAGCGGGTAACCTTTGCGTTCCATCCACGCCAAACAATCCGACCGGCTCATGCTTTTCTCAATAAGCGGCCAGCGGTGACGCTTCCACGCCTCTTTAGCCGGTTTCATTCGTAACGCTTCGTCGGTGCTAATGCCAATCAACATTTCGCACAACACCCCTTTTGCGCGTTGCCCCGGCTTTAAGTCAAGCAACTCGCGTGTTTTGCGGGTCAATGGTTGAATTTTGTATTCCATCGTACATTGCCGCCGACCCATAGCCCGATCCCCGCTCGGCATGATTATGTGCCACGGCACAGCAGCAACCCGTATGCCCTGCTGTTTGTTAAGGATGTCTTGCCGCAAGTTACCGTGCTGCACTCGGTACACCGGAAACGGCAGTTGCTTTTCTAACCAATCCAACCACTCGTACACCTTGCGCGGTTCCCAGCCCGTGTTGGCAAAAATGGCAGCTTCCACAGGTTCTATTTCGCCATGTGCAATCATCAACGCCAATGTTGAGGACTGAACCCCCGCGCCAAGTGATAAAAAGCGTTTCACCGGCTCGCCTCAAGCCATTCGCGGCCATACTCGACATCTTGCCAATCCTTGAACCAGGGGCCACCGCGGGTGAAATGCACGGCGATCGGGTTCGGGCATTGGTCGCGGGTATGCCAGCCCTCGAGATAATTCCAGCTGATGGGCAGCTCACCGATAACGTCGTCGGACAGCCACTCAAAACGGTGCAGATACATTCCCGATCGACGGTTCACCACCTCGGGCGTCAGAGCCTTGACTTGCTCATGCCCGCAGTTGATAAACATAAACGACGACCAGTTTTTGCGGGGGTAAAGAGTTTGTACCTGACCATCCATCTTCGTGGTTTCGGTCGGCCTGTAATCGTGTTTTACAAGAAAGGCCGCCTTGGCTCCATCGACATAATCCAATACCCCGGCGATGTCGCCGCGGAAAAAGAAATCACAGTCAACGAAAACGGCCCATCCGTTATATCCGGCGAGGTACGGCGTCAGGAACCGCGTGAAACTAAACTCGGTAGACGAGAACGGATCAAACTCTCGCCAGTAAAGGTTATGTTCCCGAAGCTCTGACTGTTTGATCGGCTGAATGTCCACCGGGATGGAGGCGTGACGCAAGATTGACTTGCGACACACCTGATAGGCGATGTCCTCGCGGCTATCCCACCCGATAAACACCCGCAGGTCAGAAAGGGGTGTCCAGGTCATCCCAATTTCCCTCGTTGATTTCTGGCTTCTTGGTGGCCTGGCGCTGCGGCTCGCCACCGCGGGAGAGCTTGCCCTCGCCCTTTGGCTCAAACTTCAAGCTCATGTACCGATCGCCGCTTTTCTGGCTCGTTTTGATCCACGCAGAGATGTTGAAATCTACGTTGTCGATTACGCATGAGCCGCGGTAGTCGGGGCGCTTTGGGTTGTCACCCTTGGCGTTGTTCTTAAACAGGACGCCTTTTTGGTTCGGATCGTAATCAGGCACGGTTTTGCTCCTTGGTTATTTGAATGTATTTCTTGATGGCAGACCGTTCCTTGGCCGTCATGGCGTCGGCGACGGCGATATACAGCTCATGGTCAGCGTTAATTTGTTCGTGAACGCCTAGCACCGCCAAAGCGATGTCTTTCTCCTCGGCGTCAAGATCAAACGCAGCGCGAAACTTTTTTACAAACAAGTCTCGTTCGGCGGGGTCAATATCTTTACCCATATCGCCCCTAGGGTCGTTCGTAAAGCCCTTACGGCCTTGGGCTGCCTCTGCGTCATCGTCTACCTGTGCAAGCCCCACAATGGCTGCTAATGCGTAACGGCGGGCATAAGTGATGCCTGACCCCTGTGCTTGCGGGGTTATTTCTTTAAATTCCCCCGATTTGCTTTGCACAGCAATCAGCACCGGCATTTCGCCCGCGATCCACTCACCGCTGCTGTGCGCTAACGTAGTTACTAACACCAACCCTTGATCGGCCATGCGCGTAGTCTGAATCACCGACAAACCGTTAGCGGCTAACTGCTTACGACAAGCGTCCCAGCATGACGCGAGGTCAGCGTACTTGCTCTTAAAGAACGGGTTGCTGCTGTCTTT